CCATCCTTTGTAGAGTGGAATGATGAGAATAAATGGTTTGGTAAAGACACAGAATTAACTGAAGAAGCTAATCTTATTGGTGAAACAATTAAACGTAGACAGCCAACTTTGATTGGTCGTGAGTTCTTAGATGAGGTAACTAAACGGGTTAAAAAGATGTATCCTGAGAAATTTACCAACGCAAACAGAGATAAACCGTCTCCTGTAGAGGCAACAACAGGCAATAAAATGAGTGCTAAGTCGGGTAAACATTCTTTTAATGATTTACCACCTGAAGCTAAATCTGCCTGTATTAAGTTTGAAAAACAGAAGTTATTAACACGAGAAGAGTATATTAAAGACTTTTTTGGTGAATAATATTTAAAAATGTTGTAAATCGTATACAATTCAATTATAGTAAGGGAATAAAAATGTCAAGAGAAAACAAGCAGGGAAGTTCTGAAGCGCAAATTAGGTCAGTTGCTGAACGTGATACAGAAGTAGTTAGATCACAGGCTCAACGTAAAAGAAGGTCATCATTTGGCGCACCAAAACTTTCTATGGCAGTAACAGTAGAAGTGCCTGGATACCATCTATGTTGGATGAACGATGATGGAATGGTAGAAAAGGCATTAGATAGCGGATATGAGTTTGTCACTAAAGGCGAAACAGAGATAGAGAATGGTGTAGCACCTTCAAACATCGACTTAAATGACAAAATCAAAATGAAGGTAGGAACTTTTGATAGCGGTGCGCCTCTATATGGTTATTTAATGAAAATCAAGAATGAATGGTTTGAGGAAGATCAAGAAGCCATCTTGTTAGAGAATAGAAAAATAGAAGATGCAATCGCAGGTGGAAATATTAACGGTTCGCTAGGTCAAGACGGCAAATATGCTGCTGGTATCTCGATTAAGCGTTCTTAAATTTAATTTTATAAGGATTTAAACAAATGGCAAATACTAATACCCCTTTCGGATTCAGTCCGATTATTTACGGTACTAGTGGCACCAACAACCAACAACAGAAAGTTTACTGGATTCCATCAACTGATACGTCTGCGTATTACATTGGTGACGTAGTAAAAACTGCAACTGGTTCAGATGCTAACGGTACTAACAAAGTAGTAAAATGCGCTTCTGGCGACATTCCACGTGGAACTGTTTCTGGCGTATTACAAGCTAACCCAAATAACCCATCATTAGTCGGTACAAACATCGACTTAACTATTACATCTATTCCTGCTACTAAAGCAGTAGATTATTATGTATTAGTAAATGATGACCCTGATCAAGTATATGTAATTCAAGGTGACTCTACTTCATTTACATCTGCTGACGCTAATAAGAACGCAACTTACACAGTAGCGACTCCTTCTTATGCAAATCAGTTATCTGCATCAGTATTAACAGGAACCACGACTTCTTCGACAGCAGTATTGAAGATTGTTGGATTCGAGCAAATCCCTGGCACAACAATCGGTGCTTATGCTCGTTTCATGGTAGTCTTCAACAATCATGAGATGCTCAGACCATCTGCTGGCGTTTAATTAGGAGAATAAAAAATGGCTGGAATTATTACAACTGGTTCACACCCAAAGGCTTTATGGCCTGGTGTTAAGGCTTGGTGGGGTCGCTCTTATGATGAGCATCCTGTTGAGTATACAGATTTATTTGACACAACCACTTCAGACAAGAATTATGAAGAGTACGTTCAAACTACAGGCTTCGGTTTAGCACCTCAGAAATCTCAAGGTCAAGGCGTAAGCTATGACTCAGAGACTCAAGGTTTTGTAACCCGTTTAACCAACGTAGCTTATGGTATCGGTTATATCGTTACTCATGAAGAACTACAAGACAACCTTTATGAAGTTGTTTCTAAGCGTCGTGCTTCTGCAAATGCTTTCTCTATGCGTCAAACCAAAGAGAACGTAGCTGCAAACACATATAACAACGCTTTTAGTTCTTCTTACAAAGGTGGCGATAACGTAGCTTTATTAAGTGCATCACACCCTAATACATCTGGTGGTACATTCTCTAACTTATTGACAACTGCTGCTGCATTGTCTGAAGTTGCTATTGAGAATTTAATCATTCAGATTATGTTAGCTCAGAATGACCGTGGTTTACGTATCAATTTAATGCCACGTAGCATTGTTGTTCATCCAAGCAATTGGTTTGAAGCAAACCGTATTATGAAGTCTGTTTATCAGTATCAATCTAACACAGCAGGTACAAACGCTGTAAACGTACTCCACGCAACTAATGCATTGCCAGATGGTATCAAGATGAATCACTATTTGACATCTACAACTGCATGGTTTATTCGTACTATGATGCCTGCTGGCACAGGTATGATTCACCAAGAGCGTGAAGCCATTACTTTTGATATGGATAATGACTTTGATACAATGAACGCTAAAGCTAAGTCTTATGAGCGTTATGCTTTCGGATGGGGTGATCCACGTGCATTGTGGGGAACTCCAGGAGCCTAATCAACTCCATACGTGAGAAGTATTCCCCCTAGTTATCAAAAGTTTCTAGGGGGTTTTTTCTCTAACATATTGAAAGGAATTATCATGGCAGCAGGTGCAAATAAAAAATTACGTGAAGGTCAAGAAATTGGAATGGGTATTAAGGCTCCTATTGGTGTTCCGAAAGAAGCACAAAAAGGAAGGGTAACCAATCCAAAGCAGACTAAAAAGTTAAAACAACCTAAAGGTGGGTATTAATTATGGCATCCCCTAATCCAACGGTTCAGATATTAAATGATGGTTATAGAAATACTACCATCAAAGTTGATGGATACTTAAATGCTGCTGATTTAACAGCGGTAACAATTATTGACCCTGCCACATTAAGTCAGATGGATGGTCAAGGAGTTATTCCTGACAGAGTACGTGTTAATCGTATTAATTTTGACGTACAAGACGGTATTCAAGTTGATTTAAACTGGGATGGTGCAACACCAGCATCATTATGGAAGTTAACAGGTCGTGGTGAGATTAAAGCAAAACCATTTGGCGGTATTACAGATAATGCAACTACTCCAAACGGTAAAATTACTGCTACAACGATTGGTGGCGCAGCAACAACTACCAATACATCCTATACCATTGTTTTAGAGTTAGTTAAATATCATTCTTAATATGCAAATAGCTCATAGTAACGCCAAAGAGATACAATTTATAGCAACAGTTACCCGTGCAGACGGAACAGTCGAGGAATTGGGCGTAATAGACTATTGGCATAAGAATCCACTTAAACGAATCATTTGGAGAATTAAAAAATGGCTACACTCCTAGTAAATACGGGAAAAGCCGTAGTCACTAACCGTATCAATGGCTCTGGAACCACACCTCTTTATGTAGCATGGGGTACTGGAGCTGGAACAACTGCGGCAACTGACACGACTTTATTTACTGAATCATCTTCACCAGCTACTCGTGCTACTGGTACTGCATCTCAACAAACAACTTCTGTAACCAATGACACATTTCAAGTTGTTGGCACATTAACTTCAGGAACATCACAGACAATTACCAATGCTGGTACATTTGATGCAGTTTCTTCAGGTAATTTGTTTGTAAAAGGTGACTTTACAGGTATTGCATTAAATAGCGGTGATTCAATTCAGTTTACAGTAAAAGTACAATTTAGTTAAAAATGGCAATCAATGGGTCTAGTGTAAATAGAGTTACTATTAATGCTCAGGATACGATAACATTAATTCCTACATTATCAGCTACCTCTACTAGCACTAGCACCATCTCTAACATACTAAAATACGTTAGATCACTAACAGTAACATCTACTAGCACATCAAGCATTAATCGATTATTAACGCTATTTAGAACCATATCTGCATCAACCACATCTACAGCAACAATAAACCGTTTATTAAGCCTATTTAGGACATTAACGGCCACGGCAAGTACATCTACTGCAAGCCTAGTCAAATTACCTATTAAACTATTATCTGTGGCTTCTACAAGCACTTCTAGCTTTATTAGGGCTATTAAGAAAACATTTTCTATTGTTTCCGAAATGTCTATTGCGGTATTAACAGAAAGTGCGTTTCACCTAGTATTATTGTCAATTACAGAATCAAGTGTAATTACTATTAAAAAAGCTATTTCAGTCACTAAGTCGGCATCTACGACTAGTACGGCATTTATTGTCAAACAGGCTAATAAAACCCTGTCTTATGTCAGTACGTCAACAAGTACGTTTATTAGGTCTATTTCAAAGATTATTAAGTATGCGTCTACCTCTACGGCTAATCTTGTAACCAAGAAGTTTAAGAATGTAATTTTTACCATAACGTCTACAAGTACCTCATTTTTAAACAAAACACCTCAAAAGGTATTGTCAGTAGTTTCTTCAACAATTCCTTCATTAGTCAAGCAAATGTATGTTACTTTTTCAACAATTTCAGTTACAATAGGGATATTATTATCTGCCGTATTTCCAAAATTAGGGGCAGTAGCAAGGTACACATTTACTGCTGACTTTAGAGATAGAGTGGTAGTGTTGTATAAAGATAGTATTGAAACTATGGATTTTAGAAATAGATTGATTAAACTATATAAACAACGAACTGTAATTGCTAATTTCATAAAGACTACCATTAAAAAATGAGTCAATTTACACAAAAATTAACCACAGAATCAGAGTTATTTACCTTTGATTTTAGTCCTGTATTATTAACAGGAGAGACATTAACTGGTGCAACTTGTACGGCAGTTACCCAACAAGGCACAGATACTAACCCAAGTGCCATATTGTCAGGAGCAGTTTTTACCAACGTAGGTAAAGCAACGCAAAGAGTGATAGGTGGAGTAGATGACAATACCTATCGTTTAATTATGACCGTTACAACTAGTAATGGAAACACATATACAGCAACTGGCGATATACCTGTATATGCCCCTACGAGTGTCTCATAATGGGAAGAGCCGATTACTATAATGATGGTAATTGGAACGCCATCTGTGACGAGTGTGGAAAGAAGTTTAAATTCTCACAATTAAAGAAACGATGGGATGGATTATTTGTTTGTGAAAGAGAATGGGAACCTCGCCACCCACAAGATTTTGTAAAAGGTATTAGAGATAATATGTCTGTTCCCATTAGTCGACCAGAAGCATCTAATCTCTATACTATTATCACCTCATCAGTTAAGTTGGTCGATGGGTATTCAGTCGACACATTTACTTTAGGATAATTTATGCCACGCCCACTATATACCAATAATGCACAAACCACATTAGCAACAGGAATAACCTCTACTGCCACTTCTATTCAAGTAGCATCAGGTTCAGGAAGTTTATTTCCTAGTCCTTCAAATGGTGATTACTTTTATGTTACTTTAGTTAGCATTAGTTTGCCAACAGTTGAGATTGTACAATGTACTGCCCGTAGTGGTGACGTATTAACAGTTAATCGTGGACAAGAAGGAACATCCCCACAACCATTTAATATTGGTGATGGAGTTCAATTAAGAATTACTGCGGCAGGTATGAATTACCTTGTAGGGGCATCTTCTGTAACAACTGAAGAACAAGTATTTACTGCAACACAAGGACAAACTGTATTTAATCTAACTAACATTGATTATGTACCCAACACTAACAGTTTAGCCGTATTTGTAAACGGGTCTAAACAGGTTACAGGTGTTAATTACACAGAAACCAATGTCACAACATTTACATTAACAACAGGTGCCAATGCAGGAGATATTGTAGAAGCAATTGCTGGGTTAGGTGCCGCAAATGGTACTTTGTATGCTACGGACATTAAATATAATGAAGGCGATACAAATGCAGTTACTCGTACATTAGAAACCAAACTTCAAGAGTCTGTATCTGTAAAAGACTTTGGTGCTAAAGGAGATGGCATTACCGATGATACGGCAGCAATTCAAGCTGCTATTAATAGCTTAAATGCTGTTCCTAAAACAACAGCACTTTCAGTAAATACAGGAGGAGGTACAGTTTATTTCCCGCCTGGAACATATTTAATTACGCCTCAAGATATACATGGAAATGGTATTAAAGTTCCTTGCAATATGATTATTCAAGGTTCTGGTATAGATTCAACTGTAATTAAACTTGGCGCAAACTCTATGACAGGATTTACCGTCTATGGAGATAACAATAAAATTAGCGATTTAAGTGTAAAAAATTTAAATAGTTACACAACAACCTACGGAATAAATTTATCCCCATTAAACGCAAATGATACAACAACTTGGACTTCAATTACATACAACACGGTTACAAGAGTAAACATTGATGGTACAACAATAGGATTGTTGTTAAAGCCAGGACCAGCCGCAATTACGCCAAATGGTGATAGTGCTTGTTGGTTTAATCGTATTTTAGATGTTGTGTTTATTCGTTGTTATACAGGGCTTTTGCTTGCTTCAAATGCTCTTAATAATTATGGCCCAAATAGAAATTATTTTTCTGATTGTACATTTTTAGCTGGGCCATCAGGCTCAACGGGAATAATTATAAATGACGGAGATACTTGCAAATTTATAGCTTGCTCTTTTGAAGGTTTAGATACAGGCATTTACATTGCTAATAAATCTACAAATGGTTATCATTCTTTTTATGAGCCAATTTTTGAAGGAATAGCTACAACAGTAATAAATTCTGGTACAACAAAATACGCTATTTATGGCGGTGTTACATACGCTGGTGGTATTGTAGGCTCTTTACCTGACATTTATCTTACAAACAATGTTATGATTCAAAACAACGCTTATCATAAAATTGATAGCGTATATGCAATGACCCATCTTGGTTGCGGAACAGTAGCTCCGTACAGAAAATTTGAAGTTCAAGGAACAAATCCAAAAAGTGGTTCACAAGAAATTGTTGGAGCATTTAGGTCAAATGATTCAGATGGTTCAAGACTTGCTTTAGAAGTTGCTTTAGGAAATTCTGGTAATTGGACTGGTTTGTCATCAATAAACTATTCTACTGGAGGTGTAGATTTAGTTCTTCAGTATAGTGGTGCTAATGTAAGGCCTGGTATTGATAATTCTTCAAATTTAGGCTCTGCTTCTTATCGTTGGGCTACTATTTACGCTGGAACAGGAACAATTAATACATCTGATGAACGTGAAAAGCAAGACATTAAAGATTTATCTGAAACAGAAAAACAAGTTGCTATTGCAATTAAAGGTCTTATTAAATCATTTAGATTTAAAGACTCAATAGCTAAAAAAGGTGATAAAGCCCGTATTCATTTTGGTGTAATGGCTCAACAAGTTGCAGAAGCATTTAAAACTGCTGGATTAAATCCTGATAATTATGCTTTGTTTTGTTATGATGAATGGGAAGCAAGTGAAGGTGTCGAATCTGGTAATCGTTATGGAATTCGTTACGATGAATTATTAGCTTTTGTTATTTCCGCACTTTAAGGATAACTAATGGCAAATATGCTCTTCGCAAATAACTGTAATACTACTTTAAGTAGTAGTCTTACTAACGTAGCGACGACTATGTCTGTTACGTCTGCGACAGGCTTTCCATCTCCTACAGGTTCACAATATTTCTATTGTACGTTGGCTGATGCAGCTACTCAAACAACTATTGAAATTGTTAAAGTAACTGCAGTATCAGGAACAACATTTACTATTGTTCGTGGCCAAGACGGAACTACTGGAACTGCATTTAACTCAGGAGATGTGGTTTCACTTAGACTTGTTCGTGCTTCATTAAATGATTTTCCCAAGTTAGACGAAAATAACACATTTACTTATGCTCCTACATTTAATACGGCATTAGGAGTAGGAAGTGGCGGTACAGGATTAACAAACCTTACTGCAAATTACATTCCTTATGGTAACGGAACAAGTGCTTTTAACTTTAGTTCTAATTTTACTTATAATGGAACAGGAATCGCACTTGGATCAGGTGGAACTGCATCTTATCCTATTGATATATTAGATTCGCCTAGTTCTTTAAATAATACAATTCGTGTTAATAATACAAATGGAACTTCTGGAACTGGAAATCAATTAGCTTTTCAATCTAATAACACAAATGTGGCAACGTATGGATGGAATTATACTGGTGGTATTTTTTATTCAACGATAACTTCTTATCAACATATTACATTTTCTACTGCTGGAGCATCACCAACAGAAAAAATGAGAATATTTGGGTCTGGTGGTGTATCAATAGGTAACACTACTGATCCAGGTGCTGGCAATTTATTAGTAAACGGCAATGGTTTTTTTGGCACTACAAGTTCTGGTGGCGGTAGGCTTAATGTTAAAAGTTCAACTTCATCTACTACTTATGGTCAAGCAATTACTTTTTCAGACGCTACGGCTGATGGAGGATATGCTAATTTAACTTTAAGTACTACATCTACAAATAATAGACAATTATCTTTTGGTATTGATGAAACAAATGGATGGACTTGGCAACAAAATATTCAACAAGGTGTAGGCACAACTCCTCACCGTTTTTATTCTTACACAACTTATTGTGGTTCATTTACAGGCGGTGCTTGGTATCAAGGTAATAACTCTACTCTTTGGTCTATTACTTCTGA